AAAGAGGTAAAGTGGTTGAAGAATCACCGAGTCAGGCCTCAGGGTCCAGGAATCTATTAACCGAAGAAGAAGCTCCAGGATTATTTAATCTTCGAAGAGAAGCGGAATCTTTAGCAGATGAAGAATCTTGGAAATATAGTATGTCACTTTATAAACAGAAAAAATCTAAAGCTATGGAACCAGTTTATCAAAAGTATGGTGCTCAAACTCAAAAAGATAAAGAACTAATAGATGAATTATTTGACATGGATTTAGAAGGTAAAGTTGTACCTAATGAATTTAAATCAAAACCAAAATATAAAGATGCAACTGCTAAAATTTTTATTCAAGAATCAGTTGAAGATATTGCAGGTGCAGATGATATTGTTACTGAGATTTTATATAGTGATGAAGCGACTAAGTTTTTAGAGAACCAAGGTTTAGATAACTATATTAATTACGTGCACACTCAATTAAAAGATCAAGGGTTATCTTTTAATAAAAATTTATTAAAAAGATTTTTAAAAGAAAAATTTGAACCAGAAGGTTTTGCGGATGGTGGTAGAATTGGATTTAAAGATGGTCCTGGTAAATTAGGTATCATTCAATCTTTATTAAAAAAAGTAAATGAGATTGCACCGGGCTCAACTGCTGTAGGTAAAACTACAAAAGCAATGAATGAGGCAGCTGCAAGAAAAAGAGCTGAACAAGAATTGTTTGCAGGTTTTAATGAAAGAAATCCTATTAGACCTTCTAATGAAAAAATAATTGAACGTGAAAAAATAGATGTAGACATTGGAACGATAGAAGATTTTTATGATGACTTTGTACAAGCAGGTGGAGATCCAAGTGTCACACTAAAAGATTTACAACAAGGATATAATTTAAAAAAAGCTTATCCATTTAATACACCTTACATTAATAAGAAAGGGAAATTAATTGGACAAGAAGCAACTCAAAAAATGTATCCAGAATCTAAAAAGTTTTACATTGAAGATGAAGATGTACTTAGCCAAAGAATAACAGATATAAGAGAAGGTAGATTACCTAGAACAGCTGAAGGTGAAAGAATAGGTGTAGATGTACCACCAATGCCTAGTGGTTTTAAATTGAGTAGAGAAAAATTATTAAAAAATTATCCTGAAATTGATGAAGCTTTTGCAGATCAAATTATGGCAATGGATAAAGACATGCAAGGCATAACTCTTACAATGATAAAAGACAGAAGACGTGATCCAGAATTATATGATCAGCTATTAGAAAAATATGGTCAATCAGATAAATTCCAAGCTGAGTTTGATAAAGCAGTTAGAAGAAAATTAAACGCTAATGGTGGCCTCAACTATTTAATGGGGTTCTAAATGAAGATTGGTGAATACGAACAAATGATGGCGTGGCTGAAAAAGCCAAAACGACTATTCTCATCTAGAAAAGATACAATTGGTGGTGGAGCAATTCAAGGCGAGGATCTTGGATCAAGAATGGGTTTTGCTGGACCTGTATTATTAAAAACTGGAGAGAATAAAGGTAAATGGAAAGTTAGATTTAGAGATCCTAAATTTGGTAAAAGAGAAGGACAAAGCGGATTTAATGAAGGAGATAAATTCTTTGCAACAAAAGAAGAAGCAGATGTTTTTTATCAAGATCTTTTATCTAAGAAAGATGAAAAACAAGCAGCGGGTTTAGCAAAAAAAAATGTAGCTGTTGAAAAACAAGCAAAACAAATTAACGATTTTGTAAATACTTTTGTTGATAAAAATATCATTAACTTTGGTATTAGAGATTATGATAAATTTGAAAAAGCTTTAATAAAAGAATTTGATGAATCTGGTATTAAAAGTGCAAGTGGTAGACAAGCTAAATATAAAGATCTTCCTAACGTTGGAATAAAAGAAGCAGAGAATTATTTTAAAAAATTATTCTATACAAATAAAATTAATTCTGATCCAGATCTTCAAAAAAGAATAGGAAATTATCTAAAATATTATAACACAGATAAAAAGTTTTATGGAGAATCACAGTTAGATAAAGAAGCTAAAATACTAGCTAGAAAACAATATGCAGATGCATTAGAAAATGCTGGAGATGTTTTATTTATACTAGGAGACGACAAAGTAGGAAACGGTAAATTTAGATCAGGTATTGTTAAACAATTCTTTCCAGAAGAAATGGAAATTTTTAACAGAAAAAAACAAGCCTCTGGAGCTGCATATGAACAAAAATTAGCACAGATTGAATCAAGATTAACTCCAGAACAATTAAAACAAGTTTTAAATGGTGAGACTTCAATTAAAAGATTTATGGCAAAGCAAAGTGATAAGTTAAAAGAAATATTTGACTTATCTACTCTAGATGAAGGTTTAAAATTTAATTTAGATCATGCAGAAGGAATTGCAGAAATTGTAAAGATGGAGAATCCTGATGACATTATGCGTGCATTAAAAAATTTAATTGGTATGACTTCTGCTAGAAATTATGAACTAGGATGGAAAGGTTATTCTACTTCTAGAAAAAATTTATTAAATAATATTGAACAAGGAATAGATGTAGACAAAAATTTAAAAGAATTAAATGATTTAACTAAATCTGTATATCCAGAAACACAAGGCAAGGATGCCTATAAAATTATTAAAGGTAAAGTTACTCCAACAAAAAACTTTCAATTTATGTATGAACCTGAAAAAGCTTTTGGACAATACTTTATGGAAATAGGTGGTACTGAAAAAGGAACTGAACAAATTATAAGACAGGCTGCAGAAAATCCGCAGCTAGAAAAATTTATTACAGAAATAGAAGGTGGTAATTTTGAAAACTTTCCAAAGGTTGTTGAGAAATATAGAAATAATAAAATTAACTTTGGTAAAACTTTAAATTATTATTGTGGTATTGCAGGTAGAGCAAGAGCCGCAACAGGTTTAGTTCCAGGTGCGACTTGTAGTGCAGATGACATCGTACAAGGAATGAAGATTGATGCTAAAACCGCAGCAGGTAAAACACGATTAACAAACGTTGCTAAAAATTTTGGAAAAGTATTTGGTAAAATTGTAGCTCCTATTGATATTGGAATTGAAGGAGCATTTGCTATGCCACATTTATTACGTGGAGATATTGAAGGTGCGATTGGTGCAACGACTGCAGGTTTATTTGGTGCAGGTAAAGATGCAATGGAACAGGTTGGAGAAAAGTTTGGAACGGATAGTATAGAATATGCATTGTATGGTAGAGAACAAGCTTTACAGAAAAAAATAACTGCAATGGGTGAACTCGATAAATTATTTTCACAATCAGAACAATTAGGACTAATTCCTTCTGAAGAAGGTGTAATGCAAAAAGAGATAGGAAGAGAACCACAACAAAAAGCTTTACAAAAACAATTTGCTAATCAATTTAAAACATTAGCAAAACTAGATACTGAAGCTACGCAAGATTTTGAAAAATATTATCCGGCAACTAGTAATTTTGAAACATCAAATAAAGCTCTACAGAACATTCGTAGTTTTTCGGATGAGATACAACAATCTGGAATTTTAAAACCATCTGATCCAACTACATTAAAAGGATTTTTAGAAACTGGAGGTGGTAAGTCTCAATATCCACTTTTAACACGTTTTGATATACCGGCATTACAAGCACAAGCAACTGATTATACAGGAATGGATTATCTAGATAGAATTTCTGCAATGCCAACTGGTGTTGCTGCACAAGTTCCTGCATTTGAAAAAGAACAAGTTGGTAAAGGAATAAAAGAATATGCAATGAAGTACGGACCAAGAGCTGCTAAAGAATTTTATGAAGCTCAAGGAATTGATACACAACCTTACTTGTCTGGTATGTCACCAATTCTATATATGAAAATGGGAGGCCGGATACAGTTAGCTAATGGTGGTAGATTATCTTTTGCAGAAGGACCAGAAGATCCTAAGAAAAGAGCTACATTAAAAAAAATTGGTATTGGTGGAGGTATCGCTGGTGGACTAGCAACAGGATTAATTAACATATTAGATTTATTTAAAGGTGGTGCAAAGACAGGTGTAGTTGCAACTAAAGCTGCACAATCAGAAGCAGAAAAATTATTTTTTGATTTAGTTAATGCTGTAAAAAATAAAGGGATCATAGATAAATTAGATAGGGTGTCTGATTTTAGTAGAGGAGGTGCATATTACGAATATAAAGGTGTTAAAGTTTTAGAAGATGGAGAGAATATTGAACTTCAATTTACTACAGATAAAGGTGCACCGGCTATTGTTGAATACAGAAAACCAGGTTATGAAGTAGACCCTGAAGCCGGAACCTCGTATAAAGTTCCAGGAGAGTTTACTAACGAAGGTCAAGAAATAGCAAGATATGGTCAAGATGGTGATGTGGATATTGATTTTGAAAATGAGATTATTGATCCTATTGAAAACGTAAAGAAAATAATTGATGACTAAACGTTTAACTACAACTATTCCCCCTAAATCAGGACCCATGCCTCAGGGCTTGAATATTTCGTATAATACTGTTAAAACAGTTCAACAATCTGGAGAAAAAATAAATGGCAGACAATATGGACAACGTGGACAAGGCACTACCCAACGAACCACGAAAAGAATTTAATATACCTGGTGAAGAAGAAATTAGAGAACAGGTAGTTGAAGAAGTTGAAACAGAACAAGAATCTTTAGGACCTGTTGACATTCAAGAGAATGAAGATGGTTCGGTAGATATTAATTTAGATCCGGCTGCTGCAACTCCTGAAGGTGGTGACGAGCATTATGCAAACCTAGCAGATTTTTTACCGGAGGATGTTCTTGGAAGAATGGCATCCGAACTAACTTCTAAATATCAAGAATATATTTCGTCAAGAAAAGATTGGGAAAAAACTTACACACAAGGTTTAGATCTTTTAGGTTTTAAATATGACAATCGAACAGAACCCTTTCAAGGAGCAAGTGGTGCAACGCATCCAGTATTAGCAGAAGCAGTTACACAGTTTCAAGCATTAGCCTATAAAGAATTATTACCGGCAGATGGACCGGTTCGAACACAGATCATTGGATTACAAACTCCAGAAAAAGTGCAACAGGCAACTCGTGTTAAAGATTTTATGAATTATCAAATTATGGATCAGATGAAAGAATACGAACCAGAATTTGATTCTATGTTATTTCACTTACCATTATCAGGATCAACTTTTAAAAAAGTTTATTATGATGAAGTGGAAGGACGAGCGGTATCGAAGTTCGTTCCTGCAGATGATTTAATTGTTCCGTACACAGCTACCTCATTAGATGATGCGGAAGCAATTATTCATCGTGTAAAAATTTCTGAAAACGAATTACGTAAACAACAGGTTGCTGGTTTTTATAGAGACATTGATATTGGAAGACCTGGAAATCAAGAATCGGAAATAGATAAAAAAGAACGAGAGCTTGAAGGAATTTCTAAAACAGCAAATGAAGATGTATTTACTTTATTAGAATGTCATGTGAATTTAGACATTGAAGGTTTTGAAGATGTCAATGCACAGACTGGTGAGCCGTCAGGAATTAAACTTCCTTATATTGTAACTGTAGAAGAATCTTCACGAGAGATTTTATCTATTAAAAGAAACTATGAAGTAGGAAATCCTAAAAAAGATAAAGTACAATATTTTGTACACTTTAAATTTTTACCGGGTTTAGGGTTTTATGGTTTCGGTCTAATCCACATGATTGGTGGACTGTCAAGAACAGCGACCGCAGCTTTAAGACAGCTCTTAGATGCGGGAACG